AGCTTTCTTTTGAACCGCTGGTAATCTATCAATTGCGTGGAAACATTCGTCTTTCTCTGTCTCATCAGATACATAAGTATCAATCAATAATGAGTACATTAACGAGTGAATGTTCTCCATCATAATTTGGAATCCGTAGAAGAATTTTGCTTCAGCATACTGAACTTCTTTTAAGAAATTCTCCGCCAAGTTTTCATTTACAATACCATCAGACGCTGCGAAAAACGCTAATACATTTTTAAGGAAAAATCTTTCGTTATCAGATAGGTTTTCCCAATCTCTAATATCGTTAGATAAATCCACTTCTTCAGCTGTCCAAAACGCTGCTTGGTGTTGTTTGTAATATTCCCAAATGTCGTTATGTTCTATTGGGAAGATAACGAATCTGTCATTGTTTGGTTCTAATATTTTTTCTTTCATATTAATTATTTTGTTGTTGGTTTTTTTCTTTTCTCTTGTCTAACAAGTCCTTGATTCTCTGTCTATTTCTTTCTTCGGTTTGTTCTTCTAAACCTAAGAATGTTACCGAACTTTCAGTATCAATCTCCAACATACCATTATCAAATTTACAATTCTCAAATACAACACCATCATCACCAATACGGGATTTAGTTATTGCTATCGTCGCCAATTTCATTTCTTTTTGTTGTAGAGATTTAGCCACGGAAATAATTACGTGTCCAACCTGAGCTTTCTTGATAGAACCACCCATTTGGTCGGTTGTTACAACATCTGACGATATTGAACTTCTATTACCCTGAGTTGCTGTCCATCCTACCAAATCAAGTTCGTGACACATAGATTCAAAACCTCTCATCACAGACCCTTCAGATTTCCATTCATCCCCCAAGTTTTTATCCGGAACCACACAATCAATGTAGTCCAATAATACCATATCAATTTTGATACCTTCAGAAATCATTTTTCTAATTTGGTTTTTAATCTGCATCATTGTTACAGTATCAGATGGAAGTTTTTTAAGTATCAATTCATTAGGCATTTTTTCCTTAATTTCTTGAACTTTAACCATAACTTCATCTTTTCTTAAAGACAATTCATCCGGGTGGATTTTTGTCCATAATGTAATGTGTTTACGTTGAATAATCTTTGGGTTATCCTCGAAAAATATTTGTAAAACATTGTACCCCAAATTAAACGCGTGATTTGAGATTTTTGTCAGTAAAGTTGATTTACCAACACCTGTTGGTGCTAATACTACACCGATTTCACCTTTTGCTAAACCTCCTTTTAAAAGTCTATCTATACCCGGAATACCCATTGGTATTGGATGACGATAATCTTCATTTAAAACATCATCTAAGTTACTGAAAACACTCTCAGTTCCCTTATCGTGTTCCCCCACTTGAAGAGCTTTACTAACCATCTCTTCTAATGTGTCATAACTCTCAAATTCACCAGTGTCAATAATTTTTTGAGCCTTAACCATTACTTTCTGTAACTCCTGTTGTTTACAGAACTTCATTGATTTTTCCTGTACAAATTCAGCACCTTCAAGCGTAGACTCCTTAACTTTTGTAAGGGTATCAATAATGATTTTTGCCGCTAAGGGTTGTTGTATCTCAGATTTTGTAATTTGTTCTAAGGTGTCAAAGGTTGGTGTGTGTTCGTATTTTGTGTAATACTCTTTAATCATTTGAATGATTAGTTTGAAGTATTTATTCTCAAAATAACTTGTTTCAATCACATCTATAATAGACCTTGAAAAGTCTTTGTCGATTATGATTTGGTTTAATAATTGTATCTGAAATGTACTACCTAGATACTCGAAATTTTTGTTTGACGCCATATATTTTTTCTTTTAGTGTAATAATAAATACTACACACTTAGGGTAACATCTAGATATTTTTTTGTTAAATTTTTAGATGAAAAGATGTCAGTCAACTCCATCAATAAGTTTTTTAGGTGTGGGCGTACATCCACAGTATATCTTATCTTTGGAGGGTATACTTTAGCATCTACCTGTCTATGACAAATTGTCATATCATTTTGTTTGATGAAGATGTTGAAGTACTCCGGACCATCCGTATAAGACGTGTCTAAAATAGTTGGATTGTTAATAATTTCGTACATATTGTCCGTCATATACGTTACGGTTTTTAATGATAATTGTGTGTGAATATCTTCTTTAAATTCACGAAGTAATTCATAAAGTTCTAATGAGTTTTTTGCCTCACTATTAAACTCTCTCACGTTAAAAAATCTCTGTACAATGATGTTATCATTTACCATCATTAAGAATTCTAGTTTTACCGAATCTTGGTCTTTCATAGTTTTAATTAATTGTTTTTAAAATTTCTTTTTTCTTTTCTTGTTAGTTTTAAAAAGGGTCTAACAAAATTAACCCAAGCATCATCCCCTTTTGGTAGATACTTAAAAAACCCGTCTTCCATCATCATTTTAATAAGACCTCTATGTCCCCTTCCATCAGGGTCTAAAGTTTCTCTATAATATAACTCAACAAGTTCTTTAGCATCCTCACTAATCAGAGGGTTTGACAAATTTATAATTTTTTCGTTAATAACAAAATATTCATCACCATAAACCCCACTTTTAGTTTTACCGGATAACAAATTTTGTAATGTTTTATTACCCTTGTTCTCCTTTAGAAGGATTTCCGCCTTTTCTAAAATATCGGTAATTGAAACCGGTTTTTCAAGTAACTCAGGAAAAAACTTAATAAGAGTTTTTTCACCCAACCCATATATCCCATCAATATTGTCAGATTTATCTCCCGATAATATTTTATAAGTTCTAATGTTTTCGTGCGGAAATTCGTAAAAATCACATTTGATTTTACTACCTAAATGATAAGTTTCTTTAGTTCTTGGGTAATATACTGATACCTTGTCTGAAATTAATTGAGTAAGGTCTTTATCCCCCGAGAATATAGTTTTTTGTTCGTTCTCCGAGATTTGGCAATAGTAAGCAATCAAATCATCCGCTTCGTTATTATCTACGTTGATTTGTCTTATATAACAATCCTCCAAGTATTGTTTGATTCTTTCTTTCTGCTCAGTGAAAGAATCTAACTTATACTCGTTGTCTCTGTCTCTACGTTGTTCTTTATATTGGGGATAAATAAGTTTGCGAGCTGAGGAGTTATCATCACCATCCCACATAACAACAACTTTATCAAAGTTTTGTTCATCTATGAATCGTCTAATGGTATTCACAAAGTGCCATAAGGCACCTATGTGTTTCCCATTATGATAATAATCTTTTACTCCGTGAAAGCCAATTTTTACTAAATTATTGCCGTCCACTAATAGTGTTTTAGTCACTTGTTTTGTTTGTATTCGTTACTAGTCTTTTTCTTCAACCTCTTTCAAATCAAAATCACCATCTGTTCCGATAATGTTTTTCCAATATTCAGAGTATTCTTTTTTGTACTTCTCAATTGAAGCCTTTTCTTCCGATGTTTCTTTACCTGCTAAAAATCCGTGAGGTGTTACAATAATTTTCCCATCTTCATAACCCAATCCATTGATGTGGTTCTTCATAACAGAAATTTTAGTTCTAACTGCGAATTTAATAGTTCTCTTATCTTTAGTTGCGGTAATCTTTGTAGTTCCCGCCCCTTTCTCATTCCCAAAACGGAAAACTAATGAAGAGTTTAACCAAATCGCCTCACCACCTTTAGCCTTGATTTTAGGTTGTCCAAATGGATTATCCGGAAGTTCAACCCAAGGTTGGTTAACAATAACCAAAGTGTTTTCATATTTAGAATCCGCCTTACGACTTCCCGAAATTCTTTGATTGATACCCATACCAATTTTATCGGCTAAAGCCGCCGCGTTGTGTTGTTTTCCACCCTTACCCTCGTAAGTCATTTTACAAGGAACTGAACCAACCGAATCCCATAAGAATAGTAAACTATAATCTAATTCACCTTTCTCTTGAGCATCTAATAAAGAATTAATGTAATCAGTAATTTGTTCAATGTAATCAAAATTATTATTGAAGATGTAAAATCCATCCCATTCTAATTCACCTGTTTCCTCGTCAACCATTTCTTCACAATCAAAACCCATAAGTTTTGCGTGTTCAAACGACCACTTCTGTTCGGTAATGATGAATACCGGTAATATTTGTTTTTTCTGAGCATCAACAGCACATTTTACCAAAGCCGTTGTTTTACCTGTATCTGAGTGACCCAAGAACATATTTAAGTGTCCTATAGCCGGCCCGGGAATACCAACAGCATCCAAAAAGTCAGGACCTAAATCAAAGAACCTTTGTGGTTTGTATTTTGCAGATGTCGAGAATTTGTCCTTAATGGACTTAAAATCGTGTTTTTTAATCGCCATATGTCTAATTAATTTAATTTTTTAGTTTGTTTAGACAAGTTGGACACCAAGATAGTCCTAGTGTCCAAGTTATATGTCCAAGTTTTGTTTGATTAGAACGGCATATCAGAGTCTTCTTCATCATCCGCTTGTGGGTCAACCGGAGCAGACGGTTTAGAACCACCAAAAGACGTTTCATCTTCATCAGAGTTACCATAATCATAACCACCTTTATCTGAGTTCCATTTTGGAGTTTCCCCTCTTGCAATAGCTTCTAAATATTCAACAGGTTTTTTAGAATAAACATCTTCCCAAGTTAACTCATCGTTAATCCAAGATTCCGCAATTCCTTTATCTTCGTGAACCGGAGTTGCATCATCATACATAACTGTCTGAATTACTGTGTAGTAAGCACCTTTTGGAGTTTTCGCTTTAGTTAATTCTAAGATAATATCCCTACCTTTTTCAGGGTCTGCAATATCACCTTTGTTTCTGTAGATTGGAATAATTTTGTCGTATATTCCCTCATTTTTGTAGTTAGACTTAAATCTCCAAAATTTAACACCGTCTTCTTCATTATCTCTATCGATAACTTTAACAATGTAAAATTTACGTGATAAGTAATTTGATGCTAATTTTTTATCAGCCTCTTTACCTGTTGAACGTAATTCTTCGTAAACCTCTGTTAAAGGTGAACGTTCACTGTCGTTTTTTCCCGGGTCATAAAATTTTTGGAATTTTCCATCTACTTGAATCTCGTGGTACCAAACTTCTTTAAATGGTGAAGAACCATCTTTTGTTGGTAAGATTCTTAATCGTTTTTGTCCTTGAGTTTCCTTATCAGTAAGGATTGCCGCAAAGTATTTTTTCATTCTTTCTTCTTGTGTGAATTTTGAGGTAGAAGAAGTACTACCTTGTTTTGCTTTCTCGTATTGAGCCAAAACTGCGTCTAATGAATTTGTCGCCATAGTGTTTAAAATATTTAAAGGTTTATAAAAGTATAAGTGTCAGCCGTGTGTTTGTCAAATTGTTTTGTAAAAAAAAAGACGGTCCTAAGACCGTCATATCTATCTTAGTTGTTGAAATGATGATGGTTGTGTTTCGTCACCAAAATTTCTAAATGTTTTTTGTATTTCATTAGGAGAGTAATCTTCAACATCATTCTGAGTTAAAATATATTCATTTTTTCCTGATTTTTCCATATCCTCTTCTTTATCATCAAAGAATTGACTTAATTTTTGATTGAATGGTCCTGAATCTAATGTTCTTAATTCTAATTTTTCTTGAGGAGTTTTTTCTCTGTATTTTTCAATTTTTGATTCTAAATCATTTAATTTAGACATAATACCATCCATCTCACCAAGTTTACTTTCTAAACCATCTAAGTGCTTGAATAAGTTTTCAAAATATTCTTCTTGTTTCTCCTCAACTTTTTTCTGAGAATTTACCAAATCCGTAATATCCATTTCTTCAGTACCACCAACTTTACCTTCGTCACCTAATTTTTCAACATCAGGGTCATTTGCCAAATCCACAGGTTGTGGACCTGCAGGTGCTGCCGGAGCAGGTGCTGCAACATTTGGGTCAACCGGTGCCGGAGCCGGAGCTCCACCCTCTGGTGGTAAGGCGTTTGGGTCTTCACCCGGAGGTGGAGGTAATGTAGCGTCTTGTTCTACAATATAATTGTTAATTGAATTATATCTAGCAATTTCTTCTAAAATTCTATTATCTATTTTTCTCATCTTATCCGTTTAATAATTGTTTTACACCTGTTGTGGTTTCAACTTGTATTTTTCTATTTTGGCTCATTGTATTGTCAACTCTTTCGATTAGACCATCTTTCATTCTAATTGTATAACAATCTCCTGAATCCAAATCACAAACTTGTTTTGAACCGTTACCCATATCTTTCTCAGTAGTACGGGTTTTTTTACCTAAGTAATTCTCTAATAATGATTTTGTATCCATAATCTTTTTTATATATAAATATCTGTTAGTTAAGAAAAAATTAAAGTTTAAAGTTATATGAGAATGTTTTTACAGCTTGTTGTCTTGTAGAGTCACGTTCACCTCCCGGTGTTATCGGATTAGCAATTAACTCTAATGTTAATTTATATTCTCCTTTATAATCTTTCTTGTCACAGTCAAAATCTCTCAATAATGATTCAGTATCAACAAAATATTCTTGACCATTTGTTGATATATCACCAGCATTTAAGTCTTGATTAGTTCCAGTACCTCCCGCACAAGACGCTGTTATAGTATAATCCCATCTTGCAACAAATATTTGCCAAGCACCTTGAGCAGGGTCTATAGTCACTTTTAATGATTCAATAATTGGTGAATTTGAA